CCATGTAAACAGCTTCAATCTCTGAAGGCATTTCTTCCTCTCCTGCTGCTCCTTTCTTTACTAGAACTTGCGCCCAGTATCCGTTTAAATCTTTAATACAAAGGTTTTCAGATACTGCGATTGCTCCTACTGTTAAAGTTCTTTGTGTTAGTGCTGTTGTTCCGCTTGCTGTTCTTGTACAAGCGTCAGAGCCAAACACTACGTCAGTCGATAAAAACTGTAAATGTGAACTTCCTTTTATTCCTGTTTGGATGTCTGCTACCTCTGCTAAACCTCCTGATGCTTGCATCTGTGCAATCAATGGAAAGTCTTGGTCTTCTATGTATGCTGCTAATGTTCCTAAGCTAAATGCCATAATTTTCTGATTTTTAGTAAGTTACGTTGTTTTAGTTAAATCGTAACTTTAAGTTATTGTTTATTTATTTACTGTAAAAATTGATTTCTTTTTAGGCGAAATTACTCCGCTTCTTTTTTTCTTAATTGGTGCTACGCTGCTTTCGTTAGCTAATTCCTCAACTGCTGAAAACATAGCCTTCTCTTTTGTGTCTGCTTCTTCTTTGTATTTAGCAAATTCTGCTTTAACAGTTTCAAGCTCCTCAGAGATTTTAGCAATCTGCTCATTAAATACAGTTTCTGTAGATTCGATAATCTTTCTAATCTTAGCCTCTGTTACTGTTTCAACTTTTGGCTCAGGAGTTGCCTCTGTGCTTAGCTCTTCCTCTTCCTCTGCTTCTACTTCTTTAATGTCAGTGATTGCGCCCTCTGCTACTGTTAATACTGTTCCGTCTGCTAGTGGGTACTCTCCGTTTGGCATTGGAGCAACTTCGCCCTCTACCTCTACAGTAACCATTGCACCAACTTCCAAAGCAGGCTCGATGTTTAATACTGTTCCATCTGCTAACTCAGCAGACATCAACTTAACTTCGGTTACTTCCTTTGTGTCTTCACCGAAAATTAATTTCTTTACTTTGTCTAAAGTTTCTTTGCTCATACTATCTATTGTTTGTTTATTTATTACTTGTACATTCTCTTGTACACTTTTTTCAAATGCTTGTATAGCTTGTCTAATTTTATTAATCAAATCTTCATCCATTGTAACAGGTTCTAACTGCTTAAACATACCTTCTACACTAAAGCCTTTAAACTCTCCGTTCTTTACTTGCTCCCATATTTCATCGTTATCAACTTTAGCAGAACCCCACAGACTACCGTTAGGTACTTTTTCAAATTCTTTAGGTGCTACCTTTCCGCGTTCGTTGTCTATGATAAGGTTGTCTAACATATATACGCCTTCCGCAATTTGTCTAGGGTCGTGCATTAAATTAAAGTTGTTATTCAGCCCTAGTCTACTCTGCTTTTCTCTTATTTGCTCAATAGTCTTAGCTGAGAACTTTACAAAGAATTTCTCTCCGTTCTCTCCTATTCTTGGGATTAATAAATCGGCTACCATAAAGTAACCTTCTATTATTCTTTTCTCTTCGTCTTTTACGTTAAATTTATGTTCTGTTTGTTGACTAAATGCCATCCAGTTACTTTCTATTGCAGGCTGGTCTACTAAAGCTATAGCTGTCACTCCTGACTCGTCATCTGTGTCTATTACTAATTCAAATACTTCTATTTTTTCCATTGTGTTATATTTTAAAAAGTTGCGCTTTCTTCTATTACGCTTACATTGTTTTGTGTGTTGGTTATGTCGGTCTCTGTTACAAATACTTGTTGATTACCTAAGATTGTGCTAGTGTTAGTTACTGGACTTAATTGTACTCCATCGCCTGCGTCAGGGCCTGTAGGGCTATCATCACTATCCTCAGTTTTTAAAGCAGGTAAAGCAGGAGCAGGAGTACTAGTAAAAGTAGTGGCTTTAATCTTTGCTATAGTTGCTGCTGTAGTTATTACAGAACTTGCCATAGCTGCTACCATTGCAAAACCACCATCAAATTTAGGATACTGCGCAAATATACTTGTTAAGGCTTGCGCTCCATTTATCGCAGCCATTGCTATCTGCATTTTTTTATCATTCTCAAATTGCTTTTTACGAATAGCATCTTTTGCTGCTGCTGTTATAGCTTCCTCTGCTGCTATTTGTTTTTCTGTTAACTGTTTTGTAGCTCGCAATTTGTTAAACCTTTCCTCCTCTTTTTTTACTTCTTCATCCGCACGAGTATTAGAAACATCTGAGATTGCATTTAAAGTAGTTAATGCTAAGTCCATAGATGCTTGAGCTGCTTCTATTTTGGCTTGCCTAGCTGTTTCAATATTTTCTAGTTCTTTATCTAAAGCCTCTTTGTCTGCTTCTGCTTTCTTATCTCTTGCCTCTTGCTCAATACCCTCTATTAAAGTATTCATCTGTAGAAGCTGCTCCTCCTCCAGAGCTAACATTAACTCAGTATCTAAACCATACTTTTCTACAAGTTGTTGCCTTTCCCTTTCCTGTGCTATTTCTAACTCTGCTAAACTTCTAGTAGTTTTATCCTCTATTGCTTTAGCTTCTAAATCTTCTAGTAGTTGATTCTTTTCTTTTTCTAATTTAATAGCGTCTGCTGCTGCTTTTTCGTCTATCTTCTTTTGGTCTGCTGCTGCTTTTTCGTCTGCTGCTTTATCCTTTTCTCTTTGCTTTTTTCTTTCTGCACTTGCTTTCTCTCTTTCGTCCTTCCTTTTTTTCTCTTGCTCTAAATCATGAGCTGTCAAATCTTCGCTTAGTTTTCTAGCCTCCTCCGCTGCTTTCTTTGCTGTTTCTGTTGTTTCATCGTAAAGCTCCTCGTAGAATTTGCCAAAAGAACCCATAGTCTTCATGGTTTGCTCTAAAGCCATTCTGTTTTGTTCGGCTGCTTTTGATTCCTCCTCTGCTACCTCTTTTAATAATTCTATTTTCTTTCTAGATAATTCTGCGTAGTCCTCGCCTGCTATAGTTCTCTTTCTTATCTCAAAGTCAATGTCTTTTACTATAGCTTCTGTAGTTTCTTTGTGTACTCTCCTTAACTCTCTAGCTGCTTCGTTTCTTTTCTTTGCTGAGTCTACTGCTGCCTTAGCTTTCTCCTCCTCTGCTTCTCTAGTTGCTATTGCAGAGTCTGACTCCATTATCCCTAACCATTGTAAAGCATCTACTACAGCGTCTATCGCAAATTGTAAAGGTTTTAAAGCAGTTTTAATTAATGACCATATCTCATCTTTAAAATATATAATACCTCCTACTACAGCAGCTAGAGCTGTAACTACTAAACCTATAGGATTCATCTTCATTGTGGTATTCAATGCCTTATTAGCTGCATTAAGCATCCATGTTCCTAAAGCAGCTACTTTCTCTACTGCTGCTTTAGCCATTACCTGTACCTTGCCTTGCTTGAGTAGGTTGTTGTATAGTTTACTAGCTGCGCTTAATCCTTCTATTGCTCCCTTGAAACCCATAGAAATAGCCATAGCCTTTTCTATCCCTGCTGCCATTTCTTGCATTGTTTCATTCTCGCCACCCATTAAGACTAAACTAGCTGTAACCTCTCCGATACCACCTGCTAAACCTCCTAATTGACTAGCTACTCCCTCTCTATCTAATCCCTCAAAGCCTAGCTCTATATTCTTTATTTCTGCGCTTGTTTTAGCAATAGAATGAGACAAGTCGTTAAAAGCCTTACTACCTCTTGGAACTTGTCTTATTCTTTCTTGTAGCTGAGCGAAATGGTCTTCTAGCTGTCCTAGCTTCATGTTGGCAGTGTCTGCCTCTAAAAGTACTTTTAAACTTATTGTATTCTCTGCCATGTTATTCTATAATTTTGTAGTTTATTCCATCAAATTGTACGACTACCGATTTATGATTAGCTGTTAAACTTGTAGTGTCTGAGCCGTCTATTAACACAGGTGCAGAAGACTTTACGCGAACAGTATTTGCACTTCCTACCTTTTTGAAATTCCATGTCTTTCCTTGCGTTGGATTAGTCGGTAAGGTTACATCTATATTGCCTCCGCTTGCATCGCATAAGTATAATTTAACCTCCTCTGTTGCTGTAGTGTCTGCTGTAATACTTACTACGCTCCCTGCTCCTCTTATCTCTCCGTTAACATAAGTTACATTCGACTCTGTTACAGTTGTATTACTTGTATTAATTAAGGTTACATTTTTAAGGTTAGACTCTACTAGATTGTTATTACCCTGTATGTTTATGTTTACACAATTAGAACTTACTTTATTATTATCTCCTACAATGTCAACATATCTAGATGTTCTGTTTATGTTATTACCAAAGCCTTTGACATTTGCGCTCTTTTCTGTTAGTATGTTATTATTTGACATTATCTTATAAGAGCTTGCAGGCATCTTTTCATCTGCTATGTCCTCAGTATATCCTCCTACTAATGGTTTTGTAGTAGCTGTAAAAGTTTGCGCTGTTTTTAGTTTTAAAAATTTACATTCACTTACTTCATAACTGTTAGGAATATACTTTACTTCTTGCAATCTGAAATAAGCATTATCAAAAAAGTATTGTTTCTTAAAATCTAAATTATAAATGTCTGTAGGATTCAATAAAAAGTATGCTGTAACTAACCTACTGTCTTTATCTGTTTGCTCCTCTAATTCTTTTCTATGGTATTTATTATAGAGGTTATTGTTACTTACGGTAATAGTTCCAAAAGTGCTATCGTAGTATATTTCTTTAGGCAATCCAAAACCTATATCCTCTGTAGGACTATAAGGGTCATCCCACATCCCTGAATAAGGATAGGTTGTATAAGAAACACTAGACAATACAGTACCTAAAGAATTAACTATTCTTAAATTCCATGATTGGTTAGTAGACTTCATTCCTCCGTAGTAAAGTATTCTTATATTTGAGTTTGTTTTAACTGGCTGCAAGTCTTTGTCTACTCCTATAATAGTAGGTATAATTCTATCGTGTACTATATCGCCAACAGATGTAGTAGGGCTAAACATTACATTCTGAGAATACGAATCATTATTAAAGTCATTATCTATATCTATTTCTCTATTAGCATAAACTCTCTGCCATGTGTCCTCATATAGTTTATTATAATAGTCCGAGTCGCTTTTATAAGAGTAGTTATACCTAGACTTATTCTTAGACGCGAGCATATCATATTTTATATCTTTGCTTACATCTAGCTTGCTGCTCCAGTCTACGACATCTGAAACATAGTAATCCTCTCTAGGCTCAATGTATAACTTTTTAGGGTTGTCTAAATCGGGTTCAATATATAAATTAAACATCTCTACAATAGCCTTAAAAAAATCTCTTTTCTTAACTTTCTTAGGTATTGAGTTTCTAAACTCTATTGTGTTTTGGCCTAAATAAGTATTACTCAAAGGAATTACTGCAAATACACTAGTACTATCTAATTCTACCGACAAGCTACCTGTAGACTCATTTCCTGCACCATCTACAAAATTGTTGGTTTCTCCTGCGTCAGGAATAAACTCCGCTTTTACTTTTAGAGTTACTTCATCCCCTGAGTATAGGTTTTGTATAGTTTCTATTCTTATTCTATCTATAGGGGTGTTTATGTTTGTGTATTGCGAATCGGGTAAATCTGCCAAATTTACTATTTGGTTTAAGTGTTCTTGGTTTAAAGTAAAACTATACGCAGTAGTAGGAAAAGGAATAGATGGGTCTATCCTTCTAAATCCTTTTACTTGGTCTACTTCTGTACCATTAACGAAAACAGATAAGGTCACTTGTAGAGTACTTATCATGTCAGAGGTAGCAGCTAACCCTGATGAAGCAGATACAAGCACATCGATATATCCTGTTATCTCATAAGTAGAATCGTTCCCTGATGCTACTGTGAATTTACCGTTAGCAGGGTTGTACTGATTGTCTATATCTGATACCTCTACAGTATTTCTAATTAGCTCATAAGTTCCCTCTGTAGTAGATGTGTCTGTACCTGTAGAGTCATATAAAGGAGTGTTTGTTATTACGTTTAAATTGTTTAGGTTACTACTGGAAAAAGTAAACTCTTTACCACTAAAAGGAATAATTAAGCTCCTAAAATATTGGCTATTAAAAAAGGTTGAATCATATTCAAAACCTGCTGCACTAAACATTCTATCTATGTATTCTTTAGCAAATGCTGCAGGTCTAAAGTCCTCTACTAACCATGCAAAGTCGTTAGCATCCTTTCCGTAATTAATCATCGGCCAAATATATCCATCGCCTTTGACAAATGGAACAGTAACTCCATTTAACTGGTAAGATGTTGCCCAACTTTCGGCTATTCTTTGGATAGTGTATTGGTGGTCTAATTCAAACCAATTCATATCTAAGTCGTCCAAATAGTCATCTCCAAACTCTGTAAATATATTAGCCAACTCGCCTAATAGAATCACATCATAAGTATAGTGTTCATTATCTAGCTTATTAACTTTTTTTAATTGTATTATTCCCTTGAATACTGCAATGTCATTTATCAAATAAATAGCATCTGCTTTAAGGTTAGGATTAAATGTGCTATCGCTATTAATCTCAAAAATATAATTGAATAGGTCACTAGTAACTTTACTCTGTGGCAATTTAATAGTTTTAGAGAAAGATGCTTTCCTTTTATCGGGTTGCTCAATATCTTTAATACTATAATTCAGTACTGTTCCTATCCCATTAATTAAAGGGATGTCTACTCCGTTTATTATAAGTTTTTCTGTAACCATTTACATTCTTTGTCTGTAATCGTCATACCCTAGCTCAAGCTCTACATCTATTTTAAATAGTTTGTCTCTTACTACTTTCTTCTTAGCGTAATTAGTAGCTTTAATCTTTGCGACCGCTGTAAGTTCATTCCCTTCTTGTAAATATATCTCAGGACTCGAAATAAGTTCTAGTAGCCAGTTGCTTTCCTCCTCGCTAATCCAATCTGACATGAGCTTTATAGTCTCGCTTTTCTTAGTGTAGTATGTAACCTTTTCTCTTTCGTTCATACTATACACAATGTCATTGCTTACTACATTGTCTACATTTACTTTCATGTCCTTACGTTCTATATCTGTAGTTGACATATCTCCCTTGTAAAAAGTAAAGCTATCAAATGCGCCTAAGTTGTTTTGAAAGATTAAAGTATTGCTATTATACTTACAAGACTCCTCTATTTGAAAGGTTCTAGTTTCAGAGCTAGACAAAGGAGATACTAAGCCTAAACATATTTTATAAGAGGCTACAGTTGAGTCAATAATCGGCTGCGCTCCTAATGTTATATTAGCATTGTCTATATTGTTTAATGAAGCAGGCGAGCTAGGTATAAATTGTATATCTCCGCTTGTAGCTGTAGCGTCTATTTTAAAAGAACTAATAACTGCGCCACTAGAATTGTATGTTACTACTGTATAAATAGAAAGTACAGTCTCCTCTTTAAAGTATAACCACCCATGAGAGTCAATAGATACTTTATTATTGTCG